AGTGATATACAACTACTATCATGGTTAGATAATAATATTCATCCTAACAAAATAATGTTTGTTGATAGGGTAGTAAAGAGAAGATGGAAGTTAGATTATTTCTATGAACTTCTTAGTTACAGTCATGATGGTAATCACTTTGGTAGAACTGAAATGCCAAAAAGGGGTTCTTATTCTAAGATGCCCTATCTAGCACGAAAGATGAAAATAAAAGATTTTAGAATATTTAAACAACTACTAGCAGATGACGAATTTAAAGCGTATGTTGGAACTAAAATGAGTAATGCAGATTATCGTGGTTTAGGCTTAGGTGAAAAGATAAAAATTAAAAAGCAAAAGAAACCGGAACAATATCAAAAGACATTGGGTGATTTTCTATGAAACATACTATACATGGACACCAATGCATCCACTGTGGAAAAGGCATGAGATTGACTAAAAGAAGTAGATTATCTTCAACTACTAAACTTTGTTTTACTTGTATTAGTAATAGAGATAATTTGCCTGAAAAATACTTCTGTGAAGGTATTTCTAAATCTACTGGAAAGAGGTGTAAAAAAATAACAATGGAGCGATATTGCGCTCAACATAAGAATGGAGATGAAAATAATGAAACACAAATTAGCAAAAAAAAGAATAACAAAGATGTTAGATGAAAACAATCTAACAACGGGGCAAATAAAAGAAAGACTAGTTAATGCCAAAACCGCAAAGGGTAGACCCGCTACAAAGGGAATATTAACTAGCAATCAATTACAAATGGTTCTAAGCCAAAACTATCGAAAGGTTAGTTTTTGCTCTAAGACAAGACAAGTAATATGGGGGAATAAATAATGTTATGGACAGAAAAATACAGACCAAGTAAATTAACTGAAATAAGAGGACAAACTAATTTTACAACAGATGCATATAATTGGATTGAAGAAAACAATATGCCTAACCTATTAATTTACGGTCAATACGGAACAGGTAAAACTGCGGCTAGTATTGTTTTAGCAAAGTCTATTCTAAAGGATGATTTCAAAAACAACTACATTGAAATCAATGCTTCGGATGATAGGAAACTAGAAACTGTTAGAACAACAATTAAGAATGTAGCACAAAGCATGACTTTGGGCGATGCACCATTTAGAATAATTCACTTAGATGAAATGGATGGTATGACAAGTGATGCTCAAAATGCCTTGAAGAGAATCATGGAGAGGTATGCTGACAATGTTAGATTTATTATAACCTGTAATGATAGGAACAAAATTATATTTGCATTACAGAGCAGATGTGCGAACTACAACTTCAAGCCCGTATCTAACGAATCCATGCTCGAAGTGGTCAAGGATATTCTTTCAAAGGAGAGAGTCACGACCTTTCAAGAAGAGGACTTGAAGGAGTTTATATATTCTATGAATGGTGATTTACGCAGGGCAATTACTGAATTACAGGCCGCCAAATCAAGCAAGACCACACTTAAAAAACAGGTAGAATCGGGTCTAGAAGAATATCAAAAAATACTAATAAAAATAACAGATAAAAATTCCAACACAATTATTGATATGCACAATTTAATTTATGAGGGTAGGTCTATGAAAGAAATTTGTAACGGATTGCACGATGTTGTAATAGGTTCTACCGGATTAGATACAGCGCAGAAGTTCAAACTACTGCGTGTTATAGGAGAAGCCGAATGGCGTTCTTCGACAATGACTCCAAAGATATTAGCGTCATGGATGGTGGGGCAATTACTTTAGAGAAAAAAACAGGAGGTAAAAAAATGAATACTGAAATAAGTGAAGAAATGAAAAACGAAATAATGAAAAGTTTGCCATATATTGGCATGAACGAAGAAGAGGCAACAGCCAAATTCCTAGAAATTTGCGCTGAAAATGGTATTGAGCCAACCAACCCTATTGCTAAGGGTCT